CTGGTAGCTTTGAAATTCCATAAGAACCTCATTGTCTAAAAATCCTTGTGTTTCTGAAAATCCGTAGGCCCAAACAGATTCATTTGTAAAATTTGTAAATTTACCTTTTTCATCAATATCTTTTACAATTGGTAAAAATACTTGCGCATCTGGATATTCATTCATGTATTCATTTACACTTGTTAACCAGATCTTTTGATACTCATCGTCAACCTCTAAAATTGAAAACCATTCGGTATCACAAACTTTAGCTCCTTCATTTATTTGGCTACAAAAATCAGTACTTTCATTATGATAATGATATTTTATTTCTAATTTTTGCCCAAGATCAATATCTGACAAATCTTTCTTAAGATTAGCCGGGGCAACAATCAATAATTTAACGTCGTTATAAAATTGTTTTACAGATTCAACAGAGTAAAATAACATTTCTTTATAATCTTCGTTTATTTTGTGAACTGGTAATATTACTGTGATATTTTTCATACAACTTCTTCTTCTTTTAATTTTTCTAATGCTTTTGTTATTGTTTCAAATCTTTTATTGTTAAAAGATTGAAATACATTTATGGTGTTATTTTTTGTTATTTCTTTTTCATATGGCACTAAGGTACTTATCATTTTTTCTTTAACTTCCTCTGTAATTCCAACACCTTCTAACCATGCCAAAGTATATGTGCCAAGTAATTCTACTAATTTACTTTCGTCATATGTCCATATACCGTTTTCAGTTAACCAATCTGGCTCTGTAGAAGGTATCTTACCTATAACTGGAATATTACATTTCATTGATTCTAACGGAAAAGTACCAAACGTGCTATCATCATCAAGCCATAATGAAACAAAACATTCTTTTAATGAATTTGCAAATTCTTCATTTGTCATTTGCACCATATCTTTAAATGTAACCCATCTTAGTTGGGGGTACTTTAAATAAAATTCAGATATAATTTTTCTGTGTTTTACTCTGTCTCTTATACTAATAGCAATATATGGCTTTTGTAATTTTTCACTCTTACTAAAATAATCTTCGATTACCGGTGGTATAACAAATACTAGAGATTCTGGAAAATATTCTAGAATGTATTTTTTAGCTGCTTCAGTTGTTGTAATGACTTTTTCAATTCCAAAATCACTCCAACGGCTACCAATAGGTAATGAATCAAACATATATTCTTTTTGTTGAACTAACATTACTTTAGTACATCTAATATTTGCTAATTGTTGTAAAACGTTTGAATATTGTTCTGGAATAACTAGAACATCATCAATTGACATTTCAATTTTATCATCCTTAATTGAGACCACGGGTAGCTCATTGTATTTATCTCCTAACCAGCTGGACACCCCACTGTATTTATTATCTTCAACCAATATTTTAGTGTCCATTCCAGCTTCTTTTAAAAAAAGGGCCATATCATAGATATGCTTAACGGAAGCCTTAGCATTATTTCTAGTATCATAGCATAAAAAATAAATTTTATTTTCTTTAGATTCTATTCTAGAAAGTGCGTCTTGTAATTTTTCGATGTTTTTTAATTTTTCACTCATTTTTTTATGTTTCTTCGTTTATTATTCCGTATTGAATTAGGGTGTTAAATGCTAAATTAAATGATACTGAACTTTGGCTTGGTTTTAATGACGATAATACATCATCATCGTCAATATCATCGATTTCGTTTAATACTCTATCAATCATCATTTTTAAAAGTTCATATTTAAAGACATTTATTTCCATTACGTCTTTCCCATCTTCGTCTTGAAGTGTTCCTCCAGTCCTGCATTTATCGATCATACCATCGATATCAATGTAGTAGTTTTTATTATAAAATTCCGCCATCTACTATTAATTTTTGTTCTTCTTTTGGGTTAATTAATATTTCACTATTTCCTATAGTGATATCACTTAATTTATTTATTTTTTTCTCATAAGTAAAGAATTGATTATATGGGGTTTCAAATAAAATAAACTCTTTATTACTTGGTTTATCGTCTAGTACAAGCTTTGAGTCCGATATCCATACATCGGTATTTTCCCATTCTTTATCTAAATTTTTACTTGATACAAATTTGATGTTATTTGGCATAAAACCGCTTCGAGATAGAAAAAATAAAGTGGCTGGTCTAGCTTTACCGAATTCATCTAAGCCAACAAGTGTAACGTTATCATCTTTATGATCATATACAAGTTTATTAAACTCGTTATAAACATTAATGTAACTTACAGGAGAATGTCCATAAAGCTCCATCGGATATTCAATGTATTGAAAATAATCCTTTTGCTCTTTTGATTGAAATATAAAATGATTGGAAAGATCTTGATTTGTAATTGGCTCAACTACCTTATAGTCAAACTTATCTTCGCTTGCATCAACATCTACATCAATGTATGCATTTTCATAATGATAGTGAAATCTATTTATGAAATTACGTAAAACCCCATCTATTGAAATGTATATATTCATACTTCAAAAGATAGGGTTAAAATTTAATAAAGTAAATATCTATTTACTCGTATCTCTTTAAAATTTCGCTAATAATTGGGTTTCTAACAATATCATCATTACCAAATTCAAATATACCGATTCCTCTAACGCCTTCTAATCTTTTTTTAGCGTCATATAATCCGGTTTTGGTTTTATCTTTGAATTTATCAGATTGTTCTAAGTCTCCAGATAAGAAAAATTTAGAATTGAAACCAATACGTGTTAAAAGTAATTTTATTTGCGCTGGTGTTGCATTTTGAGCTTCCTCAAAAACAAGGATAGTATTGTCGACATTCCATCCTCGCATATAAGCCAAAGCAGCCACTTCAATATAACCTTCGTCCTTCATTCTTTCTCTGGCCTCTTTTCCTATTATTTTATTTAACAAATAATAAGATGGATAAATGTATGGATCTAGTTTTTCCTCTAAACCACCAGGTAATGAGCCTAATTTTTCTTCAGCCTCAACTGCGGGTCTAACGATGATTATTTTTTCATATTTGTTATCATCGTCCCAAAGTAAATCAATAGCTCTTTTCATCGCTATATATGATTTACCTACCCCAGCGGGCCCAAAACATAATGTTATTTGATTTTCACCCAATATTCTCCAATACTCTTCTTGTGATTGTGTTAAAAATTTCTCCTTGGGTTTTTTAATGATTTCTCTAATTCTTTGTTTATGCGGTGTTTTCTTCTCCTCTATTACGGCGGCTTTGTTTTTTCGATTTATCAAAACTTTAAATTTTAAAATTAACAGTTATTCTCACCCATATAAATATCACTTAATTCCACTAGAATTAAAGCCACCCTCACCTCTTGTTGTATCGTTAATTTGGTCTGATTTAGCTAATGTGATCTTACCCTCACCAAATACTGGCATTATAACCCCTTGAGCGATTCTATCACCCTTTTCAATCTTAAAAGGTTCCTCACCTAGATTGATTAAAGGTACCTTAACCTCACCTCTATAGTGGCTATCAACAGTACCCGGACTATTTAAAACTGTTATTCCGTGTTTAACCGCTAAACCACTTCTTGGTCTAACCTGTATTTCAATACCTTTAACTAATTCAAAATATAATCCAGTTGGTATCAATGCTCTTTTAAATGGTTGAATTATAATTGGTTCCTCAATATCTGCTCTAAGATCAAATCCACTATCTCCTTCATATGCAAATTTTGGGTCTTCGTTTGTTGATTTATTGATAAACTTAACAGAGAATGATGATAGCTCTTTTGCTTGCGCTGAATAAACTTCTTCATTTAGTTCATCAAGTGTTTGGTTAATTTGTTTAACCAACTCTTCATCTAATTCAGAATCATCATCTTTGGAAAGTAACGATTCGTATTCTTTTAGCTTATCTAAAATGCTTAAAAAATTGTTATTTGTTTCCATATTTTTCTTCTATTAGTGCTAATTCAAAACCATGTTTTAGTATCTGTGATAAGATTGATGAGTGCCACTTTGCCATTTTATCATCAGCGTCTTTATCAACATTTATTATTGCTTGGTATTCATCATCATCTAAACTACACCCATATTTTAAAGCGTAGAAAGCACTTCTTTCACCTGCTTTCATTGCAACCATATTTTCAGTTTGGTAAACATACATTTTACCTTGATTGATCCTATGCCATTCGCTTGGGTTTGGTTTAAATAAAAATACTTTCCCAATTTGTGATAAAAAAACAGTTTTTACTATTTTATTTTTTTCGATTTTTATTTTTTCGGGTAGTATATCATTTATGTATAGTGAAAATTTACAAACTTTTAATAAATGATCTAATAACCCACCTGGATACGCGCCATATAAATCAAGAGAAGGAGAAGCTGGGCAATGAAAAAAATCATCACCCAGAAACTCTTCTAACTCTTTTGTAAAAATGCCGTAAGTTTCATTTACTTCAAGAAACTTCTTTTTATTTTTTTCGATTTTTTCTTTCGAAATCATTTTACTTGTAATATTCCGGCGTGTTTTTCTCGTCTATTACACATTCGATTGGCATTTTTACTACACTCAAGCTTTCGCTACCTCTAATGTCACCAGCCCTATATTTGGCAGCAACCATAGTAGCTTCTTCAACAGATTCAGCCTGAAGCACGTATTTAACTTTTTTGATTCTAGGGTTACCCTCTCTGTCCATTTGTTCGGTTTCGTAACCGATAGTAATTAAATAATACATAATTTTTGATTTTAATGTTATTAACTAATATAACTCTTTTTTTTCGAAAAACCAAAAACTATTTGTTAACAATGGATTTAAAGAATTGAACGCGGTCTGCACACACCTTTTTTAAAGAATATTTGTCTTTAACTGTTTCATATAAACGATTACCAAGGTCTTCAATCATATTTGGGTTATCTATTAATCTTTTCATGTGCTTTGCCCAATCTTTATGATTTTTTCTTGGCGATACAAGTAATGCGTTACCGGCATCGTTAAATTTACCTTCATTAACAGCCGATACTAGATCCATAGTATATGGCATTGTTTCACTAGCAATTATGGCTTTTTTATGGAAACCTGCCTCGATCACTTTTAATTGAGATTTACATGAGTTAAAATGTGATTCAAGCAGTGGTGCTAATGAAACATCAAAGTAGTTGTAATTTAATGCATATTTGGTAATATCCTGTGTCCATCTTCTAACATACGGAACATCCATTGATGGGTAATCTGACTGAACATAAGAAAGTAAAAAATTTCTATAATTTTCGTCTAATGCTTTATATCCAGAAGTAAAAATACTTTCATATTTAGACCATACAGTTTCATGGGGTTGTATTGGTCTTTGTGTAATCTCTCCAGTTGTTTTGTTGATCTCATGAACACTGCCTCTTAAATCAAAACCACATAAAACAAATTGAGTTTTATTTTTATATTCATTTTGAATACTTTCTATACCGCTTTTCATTAACTCAATATCATATAAATGTGAAGACCCACCTAACCAGCCAAACCTAATCTTGTCAGACTTTAACGGGGTTGGCTTGAATTGTGGTTCTTCTTCATCTACAGCGTTTGGAAACACAATTACATTTTTAACCCCCAATCTTTTTTTGATTTCATTAGCAAAAAATTCTGTTGTACAGGTAACATAATCTGCTGCTTTTAAGAAAGCTACTTTTTTTTCTGCAATGTTTTGTTTTTTAATTTGTTCAAACATCGGATGTCTTTGGTCAACGTTCCAAAAATCATCAATATCCATAATAACTTTGATGCCTCGTTTTTTTAACCAATCGATTCTTTCCAAATTTCTTTCGAATGGCACCATGTGTATAAAACTATGAAAGAGAACAATATCATAGTTATCGAACACACTATCATCATCTTCTAGATTCATAACAATATCAACATGGATATCGTCAGAATGATTATTTCCAATAAATTTAAATGGGTCTAGTACTCTGTATTTGCCAACACCGTGGCCATCAGATGGGATTGCTAATATTCTTATTTTAGACATTTTTTGTAATCTTATATGTCTATTATAAAGAATTTTAAAATAAAAGTGAACTTTACTTGGCTTTATTTACGCCAGTGATTTTACCCTTAAAAACTGAATCACCAACTTTTAAAACTAAGTTTTCATTAATTGAAGTTGTTTGTTGTGCAGTAAGAATCTGATTTAATTTTTCATCCATAACTTTTCTAACTGTATTCTCAATTAATGTGGCAATCGCACTCATATCAATATTTGAGCTTGCTGTTGTGCCTGGGTTTTTTTGTTGTGGGGTTGGTTTTGATAAACCTTCTCTTTCCATTAACTTTTTAGCTCCTTTAACGAAATCCATATCTAAGGTCTCGTTTAGAGAAATCTGTGGAATTGGATTATCAATCATAGCTTTTTTAATATGGTCTGGTAATTTTGATTGTTGTATTCTATCAACACTTGGTGTTGCCATTTGTCTAGTTGGTGGGACAGATTGTTCAGAAATATCTTCTGGGGCACTTCTTAAGATGTCTTCATTAATGTGACCTCTTTCAAAATTACCGCCATCAACTTTATTCATTACTTTTTTTGCTTGCACTAATTTGTGCATTAAGTCGTTTTCTGATATTGCTCCGTTTCCCATAATATTATAAATATATTTGTTTGTTTGATTAAAATAAAGTTAAAAATATGAAATAAGTTTTTTTACTCTATTTACAAATCCTTCATTTAAATCATAACGATTATCTTCTGGTTTGTTTGTTGGTTTTTGTTTTTTAGGGACCTCAGGTAATTTCTTTTCTTTATCCACTGGTTCCTGATCTTTTTGATTCGGTTTTTTAGACGGTTTTTCTGTTGGTGTCGGAATTAATGTTTCTGGATCTTTCTTCTTTGCTGAAACTCTTCTAGTAAAGTTACTTATTTTACTTTTATCTTCAGGTTTAACATTTTGACCAATATTTGCAATAGTGTCAGCAATTTTATTTAAAAGATCATCTTTTTTCTTGTTGAGATCCTTTAATTGTTGAATATACTTTGTTTCTTCTGGCTTACCTTTGTTTACTTTGTAACCATCTAAATTTGTTTTAATGTCTTTTTCAATTGTATCTAATTCAACATCGAATTTTTTTAACTCAGCGTCTACATTTCTTGCTTGTTTTGTGATGGTTGCTGGTTTTGGTCTTTCTGGTTCTACACTTGGTGTTTTTGATGGCTTTTTTGTGTCACCAATTCTTGGTTTAGGTGGGGTTTGAGAAAAATCTGTGCTCACATATGTAACGCTCATTGATTTATCATCTCCTCCGCCATTATATTTTTCTCTAATAGTGTTAAAAGTTTCATCTTTAACAACTTGAACGTTTGACATTCTAGCCGCTAAAAATGTTCTCCAACCATAATTAGATTTTTCTTTTCCAACTTTACCTGGTGTTCCTCTTTTTGATGTTGATGGATCATCAATGTATGCTCTAACCAATAAGTTACCGGTGCTTTTGTGTGCACCAAGCGCTACTGGTTCCGCTTTTACTCTATACCCCGCTTTAACGCTTTTCTTTTTTGGCTTTCTTGGGCCACTATAATAAAAGGTAATAGGATGTCTATTTACAATAGCATCCACTAGGGGTTTATTTTTAGTTGTTTTTAATATCCCTTCGTTTTGTTCCTCAATAATTTCTTCTAATTTCATATTAAAAATCCGGATACCTTTTTGTTTCTCCGTATTTGTTTCTTGCTACCGATTCTATTCTATTATTAATATCCACAGAAGAACCTATTTGTGTATTAACTTCTCCCTTTCCTTTCACATCTCCGTCAGATAATGCATTTGGGTGAACGCTTGAATAACGATTTTCTCCGTTATAAACATTTTTGTTTACTAGTTCTGTTCTAGTGTTTATATCTGTTAATGAACCAACCTTTCCATTATTTTCTCCTTTACCTTTTTCGTCACCATCAGAAACTGCATTTGGATTTGTTGCACTATACCCTTTAACATTACTATACGTGTTTTTGGATAGTAATTCAGTTCTGGTGTTTATATCTGTTTTAGAACCTATTGTTAGAGTTTCACCTTTACCTTTTTCATCACCATCAGATAATGCATTTGGGTTATTTGAATCATAACGATTGTCGCTAGAATAAGTGTTTTTAACTAAATTGTTTATTCTAGTTTGAATATCTGTCGCTGACCCAATTGTATTTGTCTCTCCTTTACCCTTATCATCTCCAGTAGATAACGCATTTTCATGGGTTGTTGCATAACCGTTTTTATCGATATACGCATTTCTAGATAAATGCTCTTGTCTCTGTTTTTCTGCGATTATTTCTAATTGTGTTGGCATACTTTATAACATTAATTTTTTTATTCTTTCGATCTCTTCAAAAATACCGACAGAAGTTATTGGTGATATTGATGTTTCGTCTGAATTAGATTTTAGAAAATTTTTATATGATGGTTTTTCTTCCGCTTTTTTATGAGTAGATAAAAAAGGGTTTTTTCTCATGCCGTTCATTCCGGTCAAATTATTTATTTTTTGAGAAGATTGTTTTTTTGATTTAACTAACCCTCGTTGTCCATCTAAAAATTGTTTCGCCCATTTTTCCATCAACTCTCCGCCGTATAACTCGTATCTTAGTTTATCTTTTTCTTTGTCAATAGTCTTTATATCGTGTATAATTCTTTTTAATTGGCCATAGGTTACTTTTTTCTCTGAGCAAAGCGTTTTAGCACGTTGAACCCCATGTGAGGATTCATCATTAACCGAAGAAAGTACCGAATTGATTTTTTCTAAAATATCATTTGGGACCTCGTAAACATTATCTTTTAGTTGATTATTCACTTTTAAGGTGGTTTACAATTTTTTCTACTGGTATATTATTACTCTTTAAGGTTTTCTTTAAAGAATCGATTTGCTTCTTAACTAGTGGATTTAATTCACTTTCACCCTCTTCTTTTGCTATCACCTCTTTATCGTCACCTTTTTTTACAAGAACACTTTCAATATAATCTTGCATAAATTTTTTTGGATTTTCAACCAATCTAACTAATTCTTTTTCTCCAGGAATATATCCCATAGCTTTTAGTCTTTCTTTAGCTTCCTCATCGCTTAAACCTAATTTTTTAGTAAAATGAGAATATGCTTCATCATATGTTGCATCGTCACCAAGGGTATCATCATATCCTAAAGCGGCGCTCATATCAGATTCTGCCCAATATCTTAATGAAGTGTGTGTACCGTGAACACCATGAATACCCATAGCACCAGCTCCGGTCTTAACCACCTTATCGGTTCTTCTTTTAGCGCCTACTGTACTTTTTTTCATGGCTAAAGGAACCTCACTTCTCTTAATATTACCCTGATCATCTACAATTTCTTCGATTTCTTCTTCTTTTTCCACTTTTTCTGGGATTTTTTTGAAATCGGTGTCTGCTGAAAATTCTTTAGCCCATTTAGCCCACTTTTTACCCTTTTTGCCACCTTTTCCAGCCTGAGCATAGAAAAATCTTTGCTGAGCTTTTGATGCAAACTTTTCTTCGATTACTTGTTTAATAAAATTATTCATCTAAACGCTTTTTTATATAAATATCAAATCCTATGAAAGATATTTATCTACATATGAATAGCCAGAATATTTTAAAGTTTTATGGTAGTAGATTGAATTCTAAATTAGATAGTTCAGAATTTTATGATTATGAGATAAGTAAAGTAACAGATGATTACAATACTGATGTATTAGATTTGTCCACACCAATTACTTACCAAACACTAAAAATAGACCAATCTTTGGCTAATTTTAGTTGTTCAAGGAACACGATTAGCTTAAACGAGTATAATAATACCGTTAATGATCCAAATTACAAATATTCTGGATTAACCTTAACTGTGCCATATTCCAATTTTGTAAACCACGTATCAGCAAATTACCAACACACCATATTGAATAGCGATGTTTACAAGTACACAGGTTTTACTGGAGAAACGCACTATTTTACAATATCAGCATTTAACCAACCTTTAGCTAAAGATATTAGGTTTACTTCACCAGATGAAATATCCGTAATTACGGGATTTACAACAGGAACAACAAATGTTTTAAAATGTACATTACGTTTGGCTGATGAAGATGCTTGTTGCGGCTTACCTAATAAACTAAGTAACAAACCTTGGGCTTATCAGTTTAAAGAGCCCTTTTTAGATTGTCCTTCAACAATTGAAAGAAGAGCAGCTAGTGGGTGGACTTTGGATTTTATTTTTAATAGGGAGGGGTTGCCATGGTCTAGCGGAGGTGTTTTCTATTATTTTGGAACTAGAGGATCAAATAGCCCATCCGATTATGCTGACAGTAATTTATCTTTTCAGTTTACTTCTGATGGAAGAATAAAATGGACCGCTATTCGTTATTCGGGTTACTGCGCTAACGACGCCTATACAGAAACATATTATACAGATATGGGTCAAACCCCAACATTATGTGCAACTGGTTTGACTAAAGATTTTAATATTACTATTGTTTTTGATAGATACAAGCATTATGATAATTGCGATATTGAAAATATGGGTGGATGGAATGATATGCTTGGTTTTAAAATATCTGACTATTCTGACACAGTGATAACTGCTGTTACCTCAAATCAGCTAGCAACATATGAAGAAAAATATGAATTTTTAAATAAAAAGTGGGCAGACGAGAGACAGAGAAGGTTGGGGACACTTAAAATATACTTAAATGGTAGACCAATTTATAAAAAAGAAAATTGGGAAGAGGTTGTTGCTTCTAATAGGGGAGCTCAACCATTTATCCAATCGTGGGGAGGAGGAACTGGATTAATGAATAGTGTTCATTCTGGTGTTTCTTGTTTTAATATTAAATCAATAAAATATTATGAAGAGCCACTAGACTTTGTACATGTTAGACACAATTTCTTAACAAGAATTAATAATTATGACTTCTTTATATGCGGAATTGATTGTGATGACGATTTAATATCATACGTTACAAATGGCCTTTTGGCTGAAAACGGTGAATATTTAATAACAGAAGACGATAATATGGCTTTATACTAAAATATTTATTTAAATGGCAGGATTAAAAATTTCCGAATTATCTAGTTCACTAGCACCAAGTTTAACGGGTGTTACCCCGGTTGTATTGGGTAGTACAACATATAAATCTACACTTCAAAGTCTTAGACAAGTTCTTGTTGATAGTGGTTCGCACGTCTTCACTGGAAGTCAAGTTATTAAAGGTGACTTAACAATAAGTGGTTCTATAACCGCACAACAATATATTTTAAGTTCGTCAATAACAAACATCACTACAGAAACAATTAGTGGGTCGTCAAATTTTGGTAATAGTATTGATGATAAACATACTTTTACTGGGTCCTTATTTGTGTCTGGGGCAGTTATGTCTGAAGGCATATGGGATAAAGGAAACTTATACGTTTCAGGTTCTGCAATTATTGGAATTGACACGATTATTAGTGGGTCAAACTCACCAAAACTTCACGTAAGGAATTCTGGTAGTCTTAATATCGCACATTTTGAGGGTTATAATGATTATTATGCTCAAGTTTACATTACGAATACTAATTCTGGAAGTTTAGCCAGTTCTGATTTGGTTTTAACTGCAGATAATGGAAATGAAACTGTTCACTTTGTTGATTTGGGTATTAACTCAAGCACATATAATGGTGGATATGTTGGATATGAAAACGACGCATATCTTTTAAATGTTGGTAAAGATTTATATATTGGTACTGTTGGTGGAACAAACCACCCAGCTGAATTAAAACTATTTGCAAATAATAGTTGGGAAAACCCACAAATTATTATTCATACAGGAAGCCAGGTTACCTTTAATACTGGTTCTTTTTCTGATGGTTACACATATGAGTTCAGCGGAAGTATTAAATTACAAAATGAATTAAGTGTTGATGGTTCTGTTACTGCTTCCTATTTTGTTGGTGACGGTAGTCATTTAACAAATTTGCCCGTTCAAACAACGAATGTTTCAATGTTCTTGTCATCGAGTACATTTAATACATTTACATCATCATACAGCACTACAAGCGCATCTTTTGATTCTAGAATTATAGCGGCAACAAACGAACAAGATCTATCATATTTCGCAACGACAGGGTCAAATATATTTGTTGGGAACCAAATTATTAGTGGTAGTAAATATTTGGCAGTAGATACAATACAAAATTTAAGTGGTAGTATAAACTTAATAACCGACGGTGACACCGTACAAATTTTAGGAAGTAATTTATCTGTTGTAAATGGTGGTATATTAACAAATTTTAATGTTTCAGCATCTTCATTAACTGGATCTATTGATTACTCTAATCTAACAAATGTACCAAATCCAACACTAATTAGTAGTGGGCCAACAGCACCTGGTAGTGCGGTTGTTGCTAATGATACAGATGTTGATATTAATTATTCAGGGTATGGAACTAGATGGACTTTTACAGTAACTGGTTTAACTTTTCCTGATTCAACAATTCAAACAACAGCGTTCACTGGATTCACAGCAGGATTAGTATCAGGTAGCTCTCAAATACAATATAGTGGATTAACAGGAATACCTTCAGGACTAGTATCTGGTAGTTCACAAATAAGTGGTTTGGGGTATGCAATAACCGGTTCAAATACATTTAATGGTAACCAAACAATCAATGGTTCATTAATTATTGAAGGTGTTAGCGAGGTTATTACAGTTGATGGCGGATTTAATGGAAATAGAACATTTGATTATACATCGGGATCAATATTCTACTTAACAGGTTTAACGGGAAATGGTGTATGGAATGTTAATAATGTGCCAACCACAAACAATAGAACATTAACACTTACATATGTTATCGAACAAGGTGTAACACCATATAGTGGTTCACAATATCAAATAAACGGTTCAAACGTAACAATTAAATGGGTTGATAACACAATACCAACGGGTAGTGCAAACAATACAGAAGTAATTGGCTTAACCGCATTTAGAGTTGGTTCATCTTGGAATGTTATCGGCTCATTATCAACATTTGGTGTATAATGATTAATAGATTATCGTCTCGTAGTGGTTCAAGTAATAGATTTGGTAAAAAAAAATTACCTAAAGTAAATCAAATTATACAAGAATTTGATTATCCTAATTTCGCATCAACATCGGGCCTTACTTATTTGGGTAATGTTTCCGTTACATCAAATATTCTTTATTTAACAAGCGCACTAAACAACAGAATTGGTAATGTATATAGAACAAGTGCAATTAAATATAATAGAAACTTTTCTGTAAATTGGTCAACATTTATTGGCGGTGGGACGGGTGCAGATGGATTTTGTTTACAATGGACTTCAACCAATAATACAAATGGTTCTACGGGCGGTGGGGTCGGTTTAGTTAATTCGGTTAATACAATAAATGCCATTACATTTTTAACTTGGTCTAATAATAGTTATAATTGGTATAAAAATATGTCAATTCAATCCAATAATTCAGTTTCTTCAGGATTTTGGAGACAAACATTATATTTTTGGGGTGATTATAACCATTCTACACAAACTTTCTCACTTTATTGGAATACAACAAATACTAAGCCCGGTTCACCAAATAAAATATTTACAGGTTTTTCATTTGACAATGGTTCCTATTATATAGGATTTGGTGCTGCGACAGGAGGTGGAAACGATAATCATCAATTACTAAGTTGGGGTTTGATTTTTAATTAAAAAACAAAATATAGACAGTAAACTATTTATAAAATATGGAATTTTTTATCAGACAGGGGGCAAGTGACCCAATTTTAAAACTTAGATTGATTGATGATGGTAAAAATGACAAATCATCATTTAATGATTTATTGGAAAATTCCGATATTACTTTTGAAATGTACGATTATAAAACCGAAGAACCTATAATTCTTAACGGAACAGCTCTGATCACAACCAGAACAAAAAAATATAATCAAACAACCGATGAATATTATATAACATACAGATTTACAGAGGTTCAAACTGTAAAACCTGGTAAGTATGAAGGTAAATTTATTGTTCAATTTTTAGATACTAATTCTAATCCAACCACAAAACTCATATTACCAGTAAAAGAAAAATTATTCATTAACATCATTTAATTTTTTTTTATCCATAATTTTATGTATATTTACAGGGTAAAGGCAAATTACGGTTTCCCCGTAAGCTAATGTGTCACCCAAAAAATAAAATATGCAAGAGATTATATCTCAAGAAGTTATCGAGAGCTTCTTGAACGGTTCTGACCCGGAAAGCTACATTGTTGGTGTTGAGTATGATTACATGGCCAACAAAATTTACAAAATTATACAAGACCCCATAAGAGGAAAATACGTCACTGAAGACACCTTCATACCATTTCTTTGGGCGGGTGATTTAAGTGAGTTCAATTTCTATGGAGGTAGTAAAGCCCTTCAAAAAAAGAAAATGGGTGAGTATGGTATTTTAAGCACCAAACTTCAAACTGGCGAAAATGAAAGATTGGAAGCCGGCTTAAAGTACATGGTTAAAAGTACCAAGGGTTACCAAGAACTTATTAAATTTTTTAAAGATGGTGGTATTGATCCTTGGGGAGAAAATTTCAAATCTCAGTTTATTATTTTAACGCCGGTAGAACAATACCTTATTCAAAAGAAAAAAAGATTATTCAAAGGTATTGAAGATTATAATGAAGTTCATAGAATGGTATTCGATATTGAGACAACGGGTCTTGATCCGTTGAATGATAAAATCATTTTAATTGGAATCAAAGATAATCGCGGTTATAGAAAACTATTGGATGCATATGGTGAAGATGGTGAGAAAAAATGTATCGAAGAATTTTTCAAAATTATAAAAGACCTTAAACCAACGATTATTAGTGGTTACAATTCTGCAGCATTTGACTTACCATTCATAATGAAAAGAGCAGAGTTACTTGGTGTGGATATCAAAAAAGCTACTCAAATTTTTACAAAAAGTGGTATCAAAACAAAAGAAGGTGTTTTAAAATTAGCAAACGAAGTTGAGCCATATACACAATATGTTTTATGGGGATTCAGCATGGTTGATATTGCACACTCTGTTCGTAGAGCACAAGCGATTAATTCTGAAATTAAATCTTGGGGATTAAAGTATATCACAAAGTATCTAGAAAAAGAAAAACCAAATCGTGTGTACGTTGATGGTGCTTTCATTTCTAAAATTTATTTGGATAACGAAAGTTATTACATAAACCCTAAGACAGGAAAATATAAAAAAATTGGCGAGCCGGGAACAGATGGTTTATTAGAAAAATACCCTGGTAAATATGAAGTTTGGCCGGGTAGAAAAATTGTAGAACAATATCTTGACGATGACTTGTATGAAACAATGATTGTTGATGATTCATTTAGTCAATCTACGTTTTTACTTTCTAAAGTGATCCCAACAACATACGAAAGGATCGCAACAATGGGTACAGCAACTCTTTGGAAAATTCTAATGTTAGCTTGGTCTTATGAAAATGATTTAGCTGTACCACTTAAAGATGAGAAGAGAAGTATCACTGGTGGTTTATCAAGATTATTGACAGTTGGTTACTCAAAGAACATTGTTAAGTTTGACTATGCATCACTTTACCCGTCAATTCAACTTGTGTACGATGTATTTCCGGATTGTGATATTATGGGTGTACAGAAATCAATGTTAAAGTATTTTCGTAACATTCGTATTTTATACAAAAGATTAGCCGCGGAATTAAAAGATAAAGATCCGGTACAAGCTGAGATGTATGATAGAAAGCAGTTACCAATTAAAATTTTTATCAACGCGTATTTTGGATCGTTGTCAGCACCACAGGTATTTCCATGGGGAGATATGAATATGGGTGAGATGATTACCTGTACTGGTCGTCAGTGTTTAAGAATGATGATTATGTTCTTTATGAAAAAAGGATATAAACCTCTTGTAATGGATACTGATGGTGTTAACTTTGAAACACCTGAAACTATTAACGAGCACAAATATATTGGTAAGGGTAATAACGAATTAGTTGAGGCTGGTAAGGAATATAGTGGTGTTGAGGCAGACACTGCAGAATTCAATGATTTGTTTATGAGAAATGAAATGGGCTTGGACATTGACTATATGGCGCCGGCTTGTATTAATGTTTCTCGTAAAAATTATATTATTAAGCTTATCAAGAAAGGTAAAGAAAAAATAAAACTAACTGGAAATACAATTAAATCTAAAAAGCTTCAGCAATATGTTGTTGAGTTTTTAGATCAAGGATTAGTTCATTTACTTAATGGTGACGGTGTTGAATTTTTAAACTTGTACTATGAAACAATTGAAAAAATTTATAACAAGCAAATACCATTAACAAAAATTGCAAATAAGGCGCGTGTTAAACAAAGTGTAGAAGATTATAAAAAGCATTGTAAAAAAGTAACTAAATCTGGTGCTGCAATGTCAAGACAAGCTCACATGGAATTGGTTCTTGAAAACAATTATCCAGCAACTTTGGGTGAAACAATTTACTATGTTAATAATGGTACTAAAAAAGGCGATGGGGATGTTCAAAAATTAACAAAGCCAACAAAAAAACAACAAGAGGAATATTTTGCAAAACATGGCAAACCTCTACCAGCTGATTATATTCAAATTAATTGTTACATGATTACGGAACGTGATTTGGTTAACAATCCTGATATGACAGGTGATTATAATTCTGCGAGGTATATCAGTATCTTTAATAAAAGAGTTGAGCCGTTGTTAGTTGTTTTTAAACCAGAGATTAGAGAAGATATATTAATAGATGACCCATCAAAGCGAATCTTCTTTACAAAAAAACAATGTGAATTGGTTTCAGGATATCCATTAAAAACAGAAGGTCAAGATAGTCTAGATGAAGTAATGACATTATCTGATGGCGAAGTTATGTTCTGGAATAGAATTAACAAAGACCCGTTTTTTATGTATGTTGAGGACAGCTTAAAACATGTTGATCAGAAGTGGATAGAATACAATAGAAAGGTTGTTTCTTTCCAGGCTGAAAGTATCAAAGAGAAGCACGAGGAGGATGAAATGATCGAAAGAAACTCTCACGATTATGCATTACATGCTGCTATACCAGATTAAATAACGTTAAATGGATTTGTCATAGGTCTGAACTTGAGGGCCTTATTAAGGTTCTCAGCTTCATTGCCTTTTCTTTCAAGCATTTTGTCTGGACGAAGTCTTTCAAGTCTTAACATCAATTCTTCATTTAGCTTAAGTCTCTCATCTTTAGCTTCTGTAAGAAGAGATGTGTAGTCTAATTTAACATCGCTATCTGGTACTTTTAAATCGCCAGAGAATTTACCATAGATTCTACCTAACGCTTCTTTGCAATAAGTCATTAGATATTTTCTAACCCAGTTTTGCGCCGGTCTATTTAATTCGTCCCATTGAAGTTGATCCATCACAACGTCTGATGGCAATCTAACTACATCTTTATTTTCTTTTAAACAGGTGTCTCTATCGAAAGTATCATAATACCAATACCAAACTTTAATATTATTGTTTTGTATCGAACCAAAATCATATTTACCGCCTGGTACGTTCATTAAGTGTACATATTTTATACCATTTGGTCCAGCTGTTATTCTATATGTTAAATCCCCGCCAATTAAACGGTTTTTTATATTTCTATCTTGCATTCTTAATAACAAATCAAATGCTGGCAATAAGAAGTAAGACCCTGAAGCGCCAACTTGGGCAAAACCACCCACACCACCAAAACCAACACCACCAAGACCACCAAAACCACCTAAGAATGGGTCAACAATTGAATCAGTTAGCTCAGCTCTTGAAAACCAAAGTAATTCATTTATTTCTCTTCCGGCTGGTATTTCATAAATTTGTTTATTGCGCTCTAGGGTTATATAATCTTTTTTTAATTCCCACGGCCCCCCTGCTTGTAGACCAACGATTTTCGAGTAAGAATAGGTATATTGAGTTTCGTAATTAATATCTCTAGTAGTAAAAGCTTTTGTTAAAGATTGTGTGTCTACATCTAATCCAGCTAACGCTGACCATTGAGATTCGATAAGCCAATCATTAACTAGTTGCTCATATTCACTTACAGATATTTCAAGGAACGAGTCCATTTGCTCTTCTGTTAATTCAACACCTCTAACTGGCATACCCAAAAGGTGTAATATCTGACTATAAAGTTTTTCTTTTTCTGGTGCGCTTATAACAGTACTCATTAAAATAGCTTTTACTAATAAATACCAGATTATAAATAAAACTATAATAAGTTCTTAAGTAATTCGCTAGCAAACGTATCTCCATATTCGCCATCACCCATTACTTGGTCAATAATATTCTTCTTTTTCTGAAGTATGTTGTACACTTGGATTTCAATCGTGTTGTCGAACACTGGATAATAAACTAAAACGCTTTTAGTTTGTCCATGTCTATAAGCCCTATCCTCGGCTTGTGAATGGTGGGCAGGTACAAATGACAGATCGTTCATTATAACCCCCTCAGCCGCCGTTAAAGTAATCCCTACACCACCTGCAACTATGTTGGAGATAAAGACTTTTATTTTATCATTTGTTTGAAATTTATCAACACTTTCTTGTCTTTTATCTTTACTCATTCTACCATCTAAAATTACAGAGTTCTTTTTGTATTTTTCATGTAACGCGTCTAGGCTTGCAGTAAAATTTGTAAACACAATGACTTTTTTATTTTGCTCAATAAACTTATCAATCAATTCACAAGTGTATGGTATTTTTTCCATGGCAATTAATTGTCTAATATTCATTAAACGATTAAGTGTTACCGATATACTTTCTTTTTGTTTGTTTTCAGAAGATATTCTTATAAAGTCTTCTAATTCATTATCATAAAATTTACTTTGAAGCTCTAGATAAACAGGGGTAATTATCTTTTCTGGTAAATCCAAGATGTCAGTCTTCATTCTTCTTAAAACAAGATTTTTAGTCTTTTCCCTTAATTCATCTAGATTGGATGCTCCGCTAGTATTCCAAACTTTTCTATTCCCAACTCTAAATTGATATCCGGCGCAATATCTTCTAACATAACTCTGCCAGTTAAGAGCCAATGGTGATTCAACAATTTTTAATAAGTTATAATAGTTAATAGGTCTAGAGGTCATTGGTGTACCTGTTAGTAACCAAACTTTAGGAATTATACCTAATATATCGTTTAACAATTTTGTTCTTTGTGCAGTAGCATTTGAAATATAATGTGCTTCATCTACAATAGCTAAATCAAAACCATTATTTGCTATTAACTTATACGCTTCGCTATCTTCACTTTTATCTGTTGTGTGAAAGTTTTTAAGGATATCATAATTGATAATGTAGAAATCAAAAGTGGAACCCCACTTTCTACCTTCAATTACTAATATCCTTCTGTCAGTATAATTTTTTATCTCCCTTTCCCAGTTTATTTTTAATGTTGCTGGACAAACGATTAAGATTTTTTTAGCCCCACTTTCTAAAGCAGCAATAACCGCTGCGGTAGTTTTACCAAGCCCCATATCATCAGCAAGAATGAACTTATCGTTTGCTAATAACTTTTCAATGGCTTCTTTTTGGTGGTCCATTGGAGGTCTATTGTCATATGGGCTATAATCAATAGTTCTATTTAATTTTTTCTCTTCCGGTATAATAGCAATTTTAGGAACCCAAAAAGCGTGAAGTATATCACCGTCTACAACCTTACCCCATATATGATACGCTTTATCTGTTTCACATAATAATTTTTCAACCCATATTTGTTCGGGGGCAACAGGTAACAATCTATCTTCTCTCATTTTTTCAGCAAAAGAAGAAAAGACCTTAACCCATTTCCTAGCAACCTTAGGTATTACTTTTTCATATTTTATAACATAATCTGCTTGAGGTCTACTCAAGGAATAGTTTTTAAGTTCTAAAACTTTTCTTTTTAAATCTAAAAGATGGTTGTTAGAACCCGCATATGAAAAAAGTATCTCTCTCGCTACAATTTCTGGTATTTTAGTTTCCATACAGTATATAATATAAGTAATTCTAAATACTTTATAAACTATTTATAGGGTATGAGCAATAAACTACCCATAACTAGATTAAGTAAATTCTTTTCAGAAGAAGACTTTAATTTACAAGTTCAAATAGGTCAAGAATACCTACATGGTGATTTAAATCAAAAACTTGTCCTTTATAGAGTCGATAGACAGAAAACAGATAAGGACGATGTTTACGGGGAAGTTGGGCAGGACGAGATAAAATATTTCCCACCTATAGAATTTAATGCACTTGTTAAAGTTGAGGCACCCAAAAACTCAAGTTATAAAGGTGGTATGTTAAGATACCTAGAACCAGGTAATCTAATATTGTCTGTTTACATTAGACATTTAGAGGAACTTGGTGTGGATATAAAATATGGTGATTATATTGGTTATCCAGAATCGGAAAATAAAATAAGATATTATACTGTAACTAATGATGGTAAGGTCACTTCGGATAACTCACATCATTTATTTGGTTATAAACCATATTACAGAACTATTACTTGTGCTATAGCACAAGATCAAGAATTTAGAGGAGTATAAAATGGGAATACCTAAAAGAAAAACAGACATTCAGATTTACAAAGGTAAAATCTTAACAGAAAGAAGAGAAGAGTTATTAGACAAAATAACAAAATCAGATTCTTATCTCCCTGATTCTGTTTTACATGACGATTTGGATGCTGGTATGTTAGAATTCGTAAAAAAGAATTTTGTTGTTATATCTGATGGTAAGAAAATACCAGTAATTCCAAAAATCTTAACTATACAAAGATGGGCCCAAATTATGAACACTTGGGAGTTTTCAGATTCCGATGGTAACTTACAAGTACCGTTTGTTGGGGTAATTAGAAGACCGGACGTTCAGCCAGGCACAAACCCGTCAATTGTTAGGACAATACCTGAAAGGTTACAATTTCATTATGCGTCTGTTGCAACATGGAATGGTAATCAAATGGGGGCAGACATATATAAAATACCACAACCTGTTCCTGTTGACATCACTTTTGAGGTTACGATTGTATGTACAAAGCTTAGAGAATTAAATAGATTTAATAAAATTATACTTCAAAAGTTTGCTTCTAGACAAGCCTATACTATGGTTAAGGGACACTATATTCCAATTATTATGGATAAGGTGGAAGACAATTCGCCAATTGAACAGATAGATGGACGTAGATTCTATCTTCAGAATTATCAATTTACAATGTTGGGATTCTTAATAGATCAAGAAGAATTTGAGGTTAAGCCGGCTGTTAGTAGATTTTTCTTAATGACTGAATTTGCTAAAAATACAAATTTCCAAAAGAAATATATTAATAAAAGAATTGATATTACCGTTGGTACCTTTATTGCAGATGGTATGCAAACCGCATTTAGCGTTGGTGAAAGTATTAGTATGTTGTTTAATGTTTCGATTAACGGTTTATTACAAGAAAGAGATGTTGATTTTTTTCACATAGCAGGTACATCTAAAATAACATTCGCATCACCACCTTTGGAGGGGAGTACTGTTACTATAACATATTTTAAAGGTAGAAATAGTGTTTTTGTCGATAGCTATGGTAAAACATTACAGGTAGCTACCGAATATTTTAACTATGACGGCAGTTCTTTAATTTTTACTTTAAATAACGCGATTGACAGTATTGTAAGTTTGGATATAAATGGTCTAGTTGAAGAAGAGGGTCAAGGCTTTGATGTTAGCTCCGCCACTCAGGTTAAATTGAATTTCTCACCCACATTGGGCTCTAAGATAGGGGTTACTTACGTATATTAATCCTCTCCGTAAATGTCAGTTTTTTTGGGTTTAACGATTTCTTCAATCATTTTTTCCAAAACTTTATAAATTTTTAAGCCTTTCTTATCACAATAGTTTTTTAACATTTCGTGGTGCTTTTCACTGATTTTTACGTTTTTACTTTTCTTTTCCATGGTTAAAGATAAATAACTATCTAAAAAGATAAATTAGGATATAAATACGAAAAAATCCAGAAATCTTTGCTGAAAACAAAGATATTTATTTGATAAGAATAAAATTAATTAACCAAACATTTATCAATGGCAAATTCAAACAGAGTATTCGTTTCTCCAGGTGTGTATACATCAGAGAAAGATTTAACATTCGTAGCTCAAAGTGTAGGTGTTACAACATTGGGTCTGGTTGGTGAGACTTTGAAAGGTCCAGCATTTGAACCAATTCTAATTTCAAATTTTGATGAATTTAGAACTTATTTTGGTGGTACTAGCCCCGCAAAAGATGGTGCTGGAAATCCAAAATATGAACTTCCATATGTTGCGAAATCTTATTTACAAGAGTCAAACCAATTATTTGTAACCCGTGTATTAGGACTTACTGGATATAAACCAGGCAGAACTTGGGGCATCAAAGCCCTAGGTGGCGTAACTCTTGGTTCACTAAGCGGATCAACAGCAGGTATTTCATTAGTACCAACAGCATTAGGCATAACAGGTAGCACAATCTATGCTGAATTATCAGGAAAAACCTCAACAGAAGGTTCTTCAATTACTGACTACTTGGTAGCAGCAACTAATTCTGGCGGTGTTTACGCGCACAACGAATGGTTCACAATCGGAGAAGTTCCTGAATCTGCTACTAGCAGTCTTACAGGGGTAGAATTGGTTTCACCAATTGGCTCAAATAACAATAAAGAATGGTACAACGTTTACTACACTAAAACAGGATCAACTGATTCAACAATTGATGGTGTATATTCATACCTTTTTGTTTACTCAACAGGTACATCAGCTTTCACTGTAACAAGATTTAAGTATAATGCATCATTGAATACCGATTATCATGATATGCAAGTTTGCCTATTGAGATCTAGAGGTAGCTATATTCAAAACGTATTAACACACAGAGTAACTGGCACAACTGTTAGCGTTAGTGGATCTGGATTATCAACTAATCCTTTAGCTGACTTTACAATTCAAGTAACTGATATCGATAGTGATGTTAGAACATTTAATTGTTCTTTAGATCAAACTTCCACAAAGTACCTTACAAAGGTAATTGGTGCAGATGTATTTGATAAAGATAGAATTGAATATCCATTATATGTACACGAAGCATATCCAAACTTAGTTTCAAATCTTTTTGAACAAGGTTTAATTAGAGGTTTAAGCACAACAGTTGTAAACGCAACTGAAGGTGATAACTTTATGACTCAGTGGGACATGGCCGGATCTTCAACCATCGTTTCTGAGGTTAGAGGTGGTAAGGTATTTGACCTATTCAGTTTCTTAACAATATCTGATGGTGACGCATCTAACTACGAAGTTAAAGTAACCGTTCAAAATATTGATTTAGATACAGGCGAATTTGATGTTCTTGTTCGTGATTTCAACGATACAGACGCAAATCAGGTTGTATTAGAAAAATACAGCAGATGTACTATGAACCCAGATCTTCCTGGCTATGTTGGTAGAAAGATTGGTACTTCTGATGGCGAATATGAATTAAGATCTAAGTACATTATGTTGGTTATGGCAGATGATGCTCCAACAGATGCTATCCCAGCTGGTTTCAAAGGTGTAACAACAAAAGCTAACGTTGGTGGTATTCGTTTCAAAACAAAATACTACGATGCTGGTGATGTTTTATACTACAATGTAGATGGTACACCTGTAACAACAAATGGTGATAAAGTGAAGAAAGTTACTTTAGGTTTATCTACAGACGAACACTTTATTTTTGATAGAGATATGTTCAAATTTAAGGGTACCGATGCAACTGATTCATCTTTTGGTTTCCACTTGTCTGTTAACGCAGCAAATATTACAGGTACTACTGGTGAAAAATTATTTAAAACAACTTCATACGATTTAGAAGGTACTAATAAAGGTAAATTAGATGGTGTTAACTTCCGCAAATTTACATTACCAGTATTTGGTGGATTTGATGGTTGGGATATCTACAGAAATGTTAGATCAAACGGAGATGGTTTCATTTTCGGAAAGACAACTTATATAAGCGGACACACAACTAATGGTGGTGTATTCAATAGTTTAGTTGGTAATTCAGATTACTACGCATTTTTACAGGGTATTGAAACATTCAAGAATCCTGAAGCTGTTGATATTAACATTTTTGCTACACCAGGTATTAACTGGAACGACCATAGCTCACTTGTAAATCAAGCGGTTGATATTATTGAGAATGATAGAGCGGACTCTCTTTATATCATCAATGCTCCTAATTTTAGCGGCACAACGGGTGCTAACGAAGTAATTGGTGCTTTAGATGATTTAGGATTCGATTCTAACTACTCAGCAACTTACTGGCCTTGGATTCAAGTAAGAGATACAGATAACGCTACTCAGCTTTATATTCCACCAACAGGTGAGGTATTAAAGAATATTGCATTAACTGATAATGTATCTTACCCATGGTTCGCAGTAGCGGGTTACTCAAGAGGTCTTGTTAACTCAATCAAAGCAACTAAGAAGTTGACTCTTGATGAAAGAGACGAACTTTATAAAGCAAGAATTAACCCAATTGCAACATTCTCTGATACAGGTACTATTATTTGGGGTAACAAAACGTTACAAGTTAGAGAATCAGCACTTGATAGAATCAACGTAAGAAGATTGTTATTAAGAGCAAGAAAGTTAATCTCTGCAGTAGCTGTAAGATTATTGTTTGAACAAAATGATGATCAAGTTAGACAAGAGTTCTTAAGATTGGTTAACCCAATTCTTGAATCAATTAAGAAAGAAAGAGGTCTTTATGATTTCCGTGTAACAGTATCAAACGATCCAGAAGATATTGATGCTAACACATTGAGAGGTAAGATTTACATCAAACCTACAAGAGCGTTAGAATTTATTGATGTTGAGTTTATTATTACACCAACAGGAGCTTCTTTTGAGAATATCTAATAGTCAGAATCTGACTGAATAAGGGGTGGTTTTTAACCATCCCTTTTTTATTAGTATAAAGTAGTAATTAAAGAATATTAGTACATTGAAAATCAGTACATTAGAAATAATAGAACATAGAAATATTAGAATAAAGTAAAATAGTACTATTAGAACATTAGTATTTTAGTAACGTAGTAGCAAAAAGCTAACGATTTTTTTCCAAAAAGTCAAGTATTTTGAAAAATAAATTTATTTCTAATATTGATATATTTATAAGGAAAGAAATAAACAAAACAATATAACACAAACACAATGGCAGATTTATTAATGAAAATGCCGGTTCCATATGAACCGAAACGTAAAAATAGGTTTATCCTAAGATTTCCATCATCTTTGGGTATCAACGAGTGGTATGTAACATCTACATCCCGTCCTAGTGCTAAAATTAATTCAACTGAAATTCCGTTTTTAAATACTTCAACATATGTAGCAGGTAGATTTACCTGGGACCCAATTAAGGTTACTTTTAAAGATCCAATTGGTCCATCTGCATCCCAAGCATTGATGGAATGGTTCCGTCTTCATGCTGAATCCGTAACTGGTAGAATGGGTTATGCTGCAGGTTATAAAAAGAACGTAGAACTTGAAATGTTAGATCCAACAGGGGTTGTTGTTGAGAAGTGGATTTTAGAAGGCTGTTTCTTAACAAGTTTAAACTTTGGTGATCTTAGCTATTCAGAAGATGCTTTAGCTTCAATTGACGCTGAACTAAGAATGGATAGATGTATCCAAGTTTACTAATATTCAAATAGTTTTATTTATAATCCCATATTCGTAAAAAACGGATGTGGGATTTTTATTTAATTGATAATCAATTAATTATATCAAGTGTTCCACGTGAAACGCTGGTCTATTGATTTTTAATTATTTTATAGTTATATTAAAAGAAAAGAATTCAATACTATTATGGAAAATATTAACCCAATGGTTGCGTATGATGTTGTTCAACTACCTTCTCAAGGTGTACATTATTCCAACGGAAAAAAATCATTAAGAGTTGCATACCTAACCGCATCAGACGAAAATATTTTAATGTCTCCAAACTTGATTCA